CAGCCTAATCAAAATTAACTATCCCCAACAAAAAACCGCCATTAAGGCGGTTTTCTTTTATGAGTTAAAGCACTTAATTAAATCCTCAAGCACTGCTCTCTCCTCTTTATTCGCAAAGATAATCTCTAGCCTATCATCTAGTCTAGATACAATCTCATCAATACCTAAATCATTAATCAAGTCACAATTTAGCGAGATTAGCCATTTTTTAAACTCTTTTTTCATAATTCGCCCTCCTTATCGGCAGATCCATAATAAACCAACCTCAATTTAAACCAATTATCGCCACCAAAACTTGCGATCAGTATCGCAAAAATCACAAAAACACACATCAAAACACAAATTTTACTTTGCAACTGATTAAAAAATAAGCAATCAAACACATTTCTTGAAAATTTATTTATTTGAAAATCAATCTGTTATGAACGAATAGTACATTTTATCTAAAATATGTACTTTTTGTTCTTGACTATAATGAACTATAAGTACATAATGCACCCATCAAAACGAGATACACATAAACAAATATCTCGATGCTCTTTAAAAATTTAATCACAAAAAACATAGTGCATAACGGTGCTAGGCGGTCGTTAGATTGAAAGCCCTAACCTACTTAGCAACACTGTGTTTTGAATATCTGTCTAAGTGGAAGCCAGTGAAAAACGGTGCAGTTGCCGAAAGTGGAAACAGACAGGTAAACCGAACCACAACTTTTGGTCTGTTTTCAAGTTGGTTAAAAATGGGAAAGCGACAGACAGCAAACGTTAGCTAAAGGCGTGACATATCGGAGAGACGGTAAACTATATGCCAGGGTTGCCAATAGAGGTCAAGGAGCGGGGCTTATAACTTCGTAAGGCAAACACCAGATAAGTGTTGCAATGTGGGTTCGAATCCCACCCCTGGCACCATTTCAAAGCGTACTCAGCAGAGAGTGAATCCAAGCGCGCAGAAACACAAATGCAAGACAGAATGCGCTTTGAAATGGCAAACATAAAACAAATGAGGTTAGAAATGGAAGAAAAACAAGAAAACAGCCTATCTGAAAGAGATAAAGATCAAATCAAATGGGCTGTATTAAGAGCGGTTGAAAACGGTTGTTTAGAACCTGCATTAATTGCTGATAGATGTTGTTTCGCATTTGAGCGGATTAATCGTTACGGCAAAAATACTGGTTCTGGGAGTTGCGGAGCTATTTCCACCACTGCTCCTGAATAAACTGCCGCACTTCGGCAGATAATCCTCGCCAAGAAGCATCGCTCATATCAGCAACAAAAATTGAATCGTTGAAGTCA